GTACGCACGTTGACGGTCAGCAGCGTGTCATCCATGTCGGTCTCGGACACGGCGCTGTTCTCGGTGGCCTGCACCGCGGTGCTGGAACCGGTCGTCACACGCGACACGTTGATGGTCATGCCGTCGGATGGAAGCGGCAGCCGGTTGCAGACGTTCGCGGTGGGCCGTCCGGCGCGTGCCAGATCGGCGGCGAGGCCGGTCAGGTACTGCGGGACGACCAACCCGGCGAACGCTCCAGTTCCAGCGTCGCGGTATTCGACCTCCATCTCGGAGGTGTGCCGTGCGATACGGGCCTGGGCGGCCGGGTCGTGGCGGTGCTGGGAGGCGAACACGTCGCGGAAGAACGATGCGTCGGTGTGCTCGCCGTAGGTGAGCGGCTCGGAGGCCACACGGACCTCGGTGGCCTTTTCGGCGTCGTCCTGGGTTGGGGTTACCTCGGCGCGCAACTTGGCGGCCTCGGCGTTCGCGAGTTGGATGTCGCGCAGGTCGGTGATGCGGGCGTCGAGGCTGTCGGCGCGAGCGTGGAGGTCTTTCAGGTTGGCCTCTTCGCTGTCGGACAGGTCGCGGGTTTCTTCGGCGGCGGCGTCACAAACGGCGGCCATAGCGGTGCCGATCTCTTCGCGCTCGTCGAGCAACTGGTCGAGCAACTTCATATGACTACTCCTGATGGGTCGTGGATGGTGGTACCGGGTGTTCCCAGGTGCCGGCACGACCGGCGGCGCAGGAGCGGCGCGATACGGGGATTATGCCACACGGGTGCGACATAGAGAAGGATGGTCAGAGGGTGAGTAGGCGGGCGCGCCACACGGCGAGTTTCGGCGCGGACGTTTCGTCGTCCGGGTTGAACTCCTGCCTGACGGCGAGTACGCGGGCGTCGTCGTAGGCCGGCACCTCGCTGATCAGGCCAACGTGGTGGAGTTTGACTTCGTCCCTCTGGACGAGCGGGCGGCCGTCGCCGGTTTCGCGGCGCGTGTCGCGCACCGGGACGAACCCGACACTGAAACTGTGCATGACGCCGTCGCGGGCCAGCTGTAATGCTTCGTTTCCACGGCCCGTATTACTCATCAAGAATTCTGCGTACAGGCCCTGCGTGGTTTCCTCCAGCCGGGTAGCCCTGCCGAGCGGCATCGCGTCGCGGCGGTGCGCTTCCAGCAGCGGAATACGGTCACCGCGCTCCTGTATGGACTTAGCGAACGCGCCAGGGGCGAACCGCTCGACGTAATCGCCCGCGTCGAACTCCGAGTTGAACGGGGCGGCGACGCCGCACACGCGGCGCCCCTCGGCCGATTCGCGGACTTCGATACTGTCGGCGATCAGTTGTCGCTCGATGATGTCGGTCATGCTTCGATCCCTTCCTCGTTTTGCACCATCTCGACGGTCTTGAAGCCGGAAGCGATGGCGATGGCGGCGGCTTCGTAGCGGGTCAGCGTGTCGGGTTGCATGAAATCGGCCACGCTGATCGACGCCGACTGGCCGCGCGGTAGTGCGTTGGACAGGGCGGCCTCCAGGCGGTGAACCCAGGGGCGCAGCCCGAACCGGACGAACGCCCGCGAATCCTCCGACACAGTCGAGTAGGTAAGGCTATTTTCACTCGGGGCGCCGGCTAGGTGCGCGGGCACGCCGAACAGGGCAGCGATTTGCGTAGCGGACCATTTGCGGGCCTCTAACAGTTCCAGGTCGCTGTTCGACAGTTGGATCGGTTTGTAGGCGAGGCCGCCGGACAGGACCGCCGGGGTGCGATCCCGGCCGCCATGGGATTGGACCCACGCTTTCTTCAGCTCGGTGGCCGCTTCCGGCGACAGGTCCACATCGGTCGTTATCACCCCCGACGGGATCGACCCCTCGGAGAAGATCCGTTCGGTCCATTCGTGCTCGGCAATCGCGAGGCCGAGAGCGTGCCGGTGAGCGTCGAGTATCCCTTGGCCGACGACATGGCCGGGCCGCATAAAACCGCGCATGTGCATCATCTCAAACCGGGTGTACGCCTCCTGGCCGACCCTGTAGGAGATTGCGCCCGTGTCGGGGCTGACGTCGACCTTGACGGCGTCAGGGTCGAGAACGACGAGCTGGCGCGGATGCCCAAAACGGTCAAAATCGCCCATCAGGGCGTAGGCGTTGCCGCGCAGCAGCGCGGACGTTATGAGGGCCGAATAGGTGTCGATCCTGTTTTCGGTCGGGTTGGGTTGCATCAGGATCGCCGGCGTGTCGATCCGTTCGCCGTCGCGGAACGCGTGAACCGACAGCGAACCGATCGTCGAACTGATGAGGTCTACGCATCGCCACAGCGTGACAATGCCGAGCGCCGTAGCGTCGGTGACTGAAACGCCGGCCAGGTTCTGATTCCAGATCGGCGGGTTCCACGGTGGGAACGGGTCCGGGTCGCGGGTCTGGAGCCGCTTGCGTCCGAAAAGGGCCATGGTTAGTAGATCCTCGGAGTAGGTGGGATGACAATTTCAATCTCGTTAGCCGAGTCGAGGGCCATAACGGCGCAGACCGCGGCGTCGATCTTACGGCTACTGCCTGTGTGGTCTTTCACAATCCTCGATCCCAAACGGTCCGTTTTGAGCCGGCAGTTAGCGATGTGGCGCATGAGGTGTGGGGCGTGTTCGTTGGCGACAATCCGCAGGTCGCCTTCCAGGATCGCGTCGGCGAACCGCTTAGTGGCCGGCACCATACGGCGGGCGTTCTGCGGGAACTCGACGACCGGGAGTCCCTGTTCGTCGCCCAGGCCTTGCATGGCGGGGCCGATCAGGTAGCGGTCGTACATGACAGCGCGGGTGCTGAGCCGTTCGGCGTGTTCGACGACGGCGGCCAGGAGGTCGTTCACGTTTACCCGATAGTTCTCGGGGCCGTCTATCGGCTTCTCCTGGATGTGCAGCAGCTCGACGCGCCCGTCGGCCGTGGCAGCGACCACCGCCGACGCGTCGCTGCTCCATGAGCCGTCTACGGCGAGGACCGGATGGTCGGCCGCCGTCAACGGATCACAAGTCTGGATGAGGTCCAGCTGGTGCGGCTCCAGCCAAACGTCGCGGTTAGTGATCCACGAAGCCAGGTGCAGTCGTCGAAACTCCGGTGCGGGGAGTTGCCGCAGCTGGGACGTCAGGTATTCCTCGGTTATCCAGTCGCCGTATGCCGGGTGGGCGACCACCCAGGTCGCCGGGTCTTGGTAGTCGGCGTCCGGTGGTGGTGGTTTCCACCACGACCACCACGTTTCGTCGTCGACCTCGCCGGCTGTTACACGGCGGTCGTATTCGACGAGGTTGGCGAGCGGGTTTTTCTCGCCGGCGCCTGCTGTCGTGATGTGTACCAGCAGCGACTGGCGGCGTGCCCCGGAACCGGACAGAAGCGCCTCGTACAGCTCGCCGGTCGGGTGGCACCATGTCTCGTCGACAATGCTGATGACCGGGGACAGGCCGTGGGCGAGGCTCCCGTCCGAGGACAGGACGCGGCACACCGCGCCGGTCGACGGGACCGCTATCGCGTCCTTGTAGACCTCGGCGACTTCGGACAGGTCAGGATCGGCCTCGACGGTGTCTTTGATGTTCTGGAAGACGATGCGGGCCTGGTCTTTGGACGCCGCTACGCAATACACCTCGCAGCCTGGTTCGCCTGAGGCGAACAGCGCCCAGGTAGCCACCCCGGACAGCAGCAGCGATTTCCCAGACTTGCGGGGAAGGATGACGAGGCCCTGGCGGTGTTTCCACAGGCCGGCGTCGTTCAGCTCAAACAGGCCGTCGAGGATCGCCCGCTGGAACGGGCGCAGGTCGACGAGCTGGCCGGCGTACTCGCCGCGGGTGTGCCTGACGAACTCCTCGGTGAACTCGGAGACGAGCGGCCCGAGCGTCGTAACAGTCTTAGCCGGCACGATGCGCGAACCGGGTCAGCCTCGATTCCGTTTCGGCAGCCTGCGCGACGACCAGGCCGAGGCGCGCCCTGGCCGTCGGGGTAAACCCGAGGTTCGACAGCGACGACATCAGCAGTTTTTCAGCGGCCTGCGTCGCGTAAATGTATTGGAGCCGCTTCATCGGGTCTTTCAGCCGGGACGCCGCACCGCGTAGCGCGGTCACTTCGTCGGCCTGCTCGCATGCGAGGCGCACCGCGGCTTCGTCAGACTTGCCGAGCCACAGCCGGCCGTTTTCCCACAGTTGCGCCCAGGTCCGCTTCCCGGACTGCTTCAGGTTCGACGGCGCCTTCGGTGGCTTCTCAGGGGCGAACGACACCTCCACAACAGCGGGGAGAGCGTGCTTCCCAGGGTTCCCGTTTTTCCGCTTTACTTCCAGCGGTTTCGGGGGCCTTCCCGCAGTCACGGGAGAATCACCCCCCACCTCAGCATTTCTCGGCGAAATACGGAGAGC